CTTCCGATCTCGGGCAGGCTCCCATCCAGCAGGTTCAGACTTGCCTGGGTTCCATAAGGCGCGGCGGCTGCCGTAGGCGCCCACTGCTGCATTGGTTTGCCAGCCTGGCCGCAGTTGATGACATCGATCACAGGCTTGCTGGCCGTGCGTGGCACAAAGAACGAAATTGTGCACGTGCTCGTTGCAGTGAACGTCACATAGGTGGAATTGGCGGCCAGTGTGACCGTTTGCGTTTGAATTGCAGCCGTTCCCACGTTGCAGTCAATCGTCGCCTTGACGCCGCCAGCGTCAGAGACAGTGAAAACGCCAGTCGCGCCAGATGCTTTGGCTGCGTAGAACACATCAATCGTGTCAAACGTCACGCCAGGCGTTAGGGTCAAAGTTGCCCCGGCAGCAAGCTGGAACATTTCATAACCGAGGCCAGCAATCCCGCTGTATTTTGTGACGGTGCCGGTGTAGCTCACACGCGGATCGTAGGCGACATAACCGTCGATGGTGCTCGGCGTGACACTTCCCCAGCCGCACACCGAGTCAGCCTGAGCCGGAATGCCAGCACCACTCAGCAGGGCGGCCAAGAGCACGGGCCAGGAGAATTTGCGCGCCCCAACATCGGTATTTCCAGCCGAGTAACGGCCCTGCACGAAAGAGTCGCCCACACACTGAATGATCGAGCGAGTGAAACCAGCCGACGCCAAAGCATTGCGGCTTACCGTGGTGTTTGATGCCTTGAGGTTGTACACTTCACTCACGCCCGGTATAGAAGCCACCCCGTCCATGGAAGCCAGCAGCACCTCGATAAAATCGCCCGCGGCCGAAGAATTCAGCGCGCGGCCGATGACCGTGGCGCTGCCGCCAGTGTGCTTGATGACCGTGTTGTTCAGACCCACCTGCAGGTAATCGCCGTCGGTAATCGCCGCCCCGGCCACACCGATTGCGGAGCCGTCGCAAACAGCGGCAATCCGGCTGCCAGCTTTTGCGATTGACTCAGTAAAGCCGACAATCGTTTCGCCAATTGCTGCGGCTGTGCCGTCTGCCTTGATCGGGCAATATGCCGGTAGGTCAGTCGCGGCAATGCGACCAGATCGGAGGGTGGGAGTGCTATTCGCAGGCATCGCAATGTCCTCAAAAATCAGCCGGCCAAGTCGCCCAGCTCTTTGTCGATAATCAGCAGCGCGCACTCATCGGAGCCGGCGCGGTCCATCCGGGCCAGCAGGTCGCCATACTGGCCGACCGACTTGCGCTGAATTTCCAGAAACTGCAGCAAGTGCTGCTGGGTCACGGGGTCGGCAGAGGCCAGCCCGTACCACTTCGCGTAGTCGTTCTGCAGTTGCAGCTCGGTGTCGTAGGCCACCTCCAGCGCATCGCGCAGGACCGCCACCTTGTCGGTCGGCGCCTCGACGGCAGGCACGGCCACCACACCGCCGCGGTCGTTCACGTAGTCGACGTGGCGCTGATAGTGCTCCAGCTCGTCGGCCGACTCGCTCAGAAAAAACTTCTGCGCGCCGAAGTACCCCAGGCGCTGCAACTGGTTCGCCAGGTGCTTGTAGAGGGCCGACGCGAACAGCTCGCTGTGTACGGCCTCGGCCAGGTTGGCCTCGATGGCCTTCTGCAATTGGTTTTTCACCACGGTTTTATCCTCGGTTGCTCATTGCGCGCAGGCGTGCCAGCCCGCGCAGCGGTGTCTCGTCCTCGGTGCCGTCTTCGGCAGGGGCCGCACCAGGCGCACCGGGTACGCCAGGGGCCCCGGGCATGGCGGTGATCGGGGCGGCCAGGCCGGCCTCGACGCGCTCGTCCTGCACCCGCTTCTGCACCTGATGCTTCTGTTCCCAATCCCCGCCGTCGTAGCCGACGATTTCCTCGGGCAGCGTCGTCATGCCGATCTGGATGCGCTTTTCGGCGGCCTGGGCTTCCTTCAGCGGGTCCAGAGCGCCGGGGCCGTCGCCCGCCCAATTCGAGCCGCACCAGGCAGCGCGAACGAGGGGATCAGCGAAGAAACCGGGCGCGGCGATCAGACCCGATGCAACCGCATCGGCCAGCCATTCCTCGTACACCGGCTGGCAGAAGCGAGCGGCCAGCCAGGAGCGGCGGATGCGGAACGTGCGCCAGGCGTCCAGCAGGGCGGCACGGGCGGCCGAGTAGCTCGCCTGAAAGTGCTTCATCAGCACTTCCTTGGGGATGTGCAGCGCCATGCCGATCTGACCCATGACGGCAGACACGAACGGGTCGAAATTCGGGTTCGGGCGGCCGGGCGTCGTGGTCGAGATGTCCTCGCCGGGCAGCAGGTTGATGGCAGCGCCGGACTGCAGCGTGCCGTCCCACCGCTTCGCGTTGTCGATGATGTTTTGCTGCGCCGTGTCGTCGAAAATGTCCTGAAACGTGTCGGGGTCCATCTTCACGAACACGGCCATGGCCGCGCTGTTGACGGCCGCGTCCACCTCGGCTGTCGAGTAGCGGGTGAGCTGCTTCAGCGTTTCGATGATCGGCGCCAGAGCGGGGATGCCGCGGGTCTGCCCCGGGCGCATCTTGCGCATCAGGTGCAGCACATTGCGGCGGCCCGACTTCCCCCGGAATTCGAGGTATTTCCACTCGAACCCCTTGAGGGTGTACGCCGAGCCAGGGTGCCGGTTGCAAATCCACATGCCGACCTTCTGGCCGGCCGAATCCTTCTGGATGCCCTGCACGCACTCGTCGCTGTCGGCCTTGAAATTCTCGTTGCAGATGCGGTCGGCCTCGACGAGCTGCAGGGCGAGGCTGTAGGGGTGACCGGGTTCTTCCTTGTCGGTCAGGAAGGCCCAGGCGTCGCCGTTCTCCAGGGCGCTGCGCAGGCCGAGGGCCTGCAGGCCGTAGAAGTCGAGGCGGCGGGCGATGTCGATCTGCACGCTTTCTGCGTGGAGCTTCCACTCGGCGTTGGTCTTGTCTTGCCAGGCCTTGGCTTCGTCGTCGGTGAGGCCGAGCAGCTTGGCGTCGATGGCGGGCTGCAGGGCGAGGCCGGTGCCGACGATGTTGGTGGTGAGGGTGCCGATGGCGCCGGTGGCGATGGGGGCGTTGCGCACCAGGTCGCGGCTGCGGTCGCGCAGGTCGGGCAGGTCGAGGAGCGTGTCGTCGTTGGCGTCGCCGCCGCCGGGGTTGAAGTTGCGCATGGCGGGCCGGCCGCGTCCGCCACCGTGGTAGCCGCCGCCGGCGAGCGCGAGCTGCACGCGCGAGGCGGCACGGCGCTGCGCCCACTTGGGACTGATGGCCTCGACCACGCGCTCGAGCGGCCCGCCGCGGCTGGCCTCGCGGACGAGATCCGCCAGGCGCTGGCGGGAGGAGGCGACACGCTCGGCCATCAGTAGCCCGGGGCGACGGTGCGGGCGCGCGAGCGGCCCGAGGCCTGCGCGCTCAGGTCCTGCACGCGCTTGTTCCAGACGTCGATGCCGGCCTGCACGCGCTCGAGGTCGGCGCGGGTGAGGCTCTGGCCGTCGATCTCGACGCGCTGGCCGAGGAGAATCTTGTCTTCGGCCGCCAGGTAGACGGCCAGCTTGGCCTCGGCTTGCGCGAGGGTGATGCCTGCCATGCGTGGGCTCCGTTACATGATGGGCGGCGGGGGCGTTGACGGTCGGCGCGAGGCGCGCAAGGCGCGCGGAGGGACGGGGGCAGAGTAGGACGACAGGGGTGTCCGGTTTTAGGGGAAACCGGACAGTTTTCGCGGGGTCATTCTTGGCTGGCGTGTCTGATACAGCCGAAGTCTTCCGCCGTGAACAGTCCAGCCCAGTAGTTGCTGCCATCCGACACGCCAAATCCGTCGCGCTCCACGGGGCGCTCGAAATACACCAGCGACGGGTGGCGACATTCGCGCACCTCGAATGGCATGGCCATGGGCGCGCACGTATCAGGATCAATTGGGCGGCAGATCTCTAACCGATTGTGAGACGCGCCGTCGTTCTCAAAACGCCAGTGCTCGCAGGTCTTGCAGGTATCCACATCACCCCCTCTTTCTCAACAATCCATACAGTGTGCTGCGACTCATGCCAGTCTTGCGCCGGACCTCGCCAACCGGCCGCCCGCGCGCCAGTTCGGCTTCGGCCTGGCGGCGGCGCGCTTCGCGGTCGGGATCGGCGGCGATGTAGGGTTCGCTGCCGGCCCAGTCGCGCCGCATCTGCCGCTCGATCTCGCGCGCCATGCCTTCGTCGATGCCGCCGCCTTCGGCCTTGGCGATGGCGG